CTACAGGTCCGCCAGTTCAGCGACGGGCAACAGTTCCGCCAGTTCAGCGACGGGCTACAGTTCCGCCAGTTCAGCGACGGGCAAAGCGTCCGCGGCAATCGTCACCGGAGATAACGGTCGCGCGAAGGCGGGTGAGTATGGGTGTGTTGCTCTCGCATGGTGGAACGCAAAATATCAGCGATATGAGATGCGATGCGCGCTGACCGGCGCCGGACCGGATAGCTTGAAAGCCGATGTGTGGTACAGGCTCAACGCAAAAGGCGAATTTATCGAAGCGGAGTAGTCATGCACGGCCTTGACACCCCACCGAAAGACCCCCGCGGAACGGTTGCCAGCGTGATCGGCATCCTCGTTGTCGTGTACCTCCTGGCGATGGTAGCCTGGAATCTCTGGGAGACATTGCAATGACCGCCTCGAACCTCCTCAAGCGGCTCATCATCAGCGACCTCGGCGCACGGGGCCACCTGGCGTGGAGTAACAACACGGTGGGAATCTGGGACCCGCAGCGCCACATCTTCCGAAAGAACAAGGACCGCTCTGCGATCGGGACGGCTGATATCGTTTGCTGTTTGAAGGGCGGCCTGTATCTTGAGCTGGAGGTGAAGACCGGGGAGGACACTCAGAGCACGGCCCAGCAGCTGCACGAGCGGGCGGTGAAGCAACGGGGAGGACTGTATTTCTTGGTAAAGGACTATGATAACTACAAACAACTCAGAGACTGGCAAAGGTGGTGAGGGATGAGAAAGTGTTCCATGTGCAAGTTGCTCTACCTGGAGTCAGAATTCAGCCGGGATAAGAGCCGAAAGGACGGCTTGAGCCTATCCTGCAAGCATTGTGAACGGGAGAGGAATGCAAAGAGCTACCAGAAGAATCTTGAGGCAAATAGAATGCGTCGGCGTGAATACGCTGCATCTCACAAGGCCGAAGCTAGCGAGCGGTCAAGAAAGCATTATTTGGCGAATAGAGAAGCCTGTCTTCGTCGGGCGAAGGCATATCATGCGAGCGATCCCGAGAGATGGAAGGAATATCAGCGCGACTGGACGAAGGCCAATCGAGAGAAGCGGAACATCGTTGAGAGGAGATGGAGGGCGAAGAACCCTGAAATCTACCGTCAGCATTTGGCCAATCAGAAAGCCAACCGACGTGGAGCACCTGGGAAGGTCAGCCCAAAGGAATGGCAACTGATCAAGCAGATATATGAATTCACATGTCCATCTTGCGGATTGAGCGAGCCCCAGATCAAACTCCAACGTGATCACATTATCCCTGTGAAATTGGGCGGTCTAAATGTTTTTGGCAACATACAACCCTTGTGTGGGGACTGCAACCGCAAGAAATCGAATACGATCAAGAAATTCGAGCCGATCAAAAATGAAATTCGAGGAAGCGAAACAGATAGCGGAAAAGTATAAGGCGATTCTGGCACCATTTTGCGAGAGAATTGAAATAGCTGGCTCAATTCGACGTCGTAGGGAAGAGTGCCGTGATGTTGAACTAGTGGCAATTCCTCGAAGTCGTGATATGTATGGTTTCGTCACCGAGGTGGGGAAGCTGGAGAAGGCAAAGGGAGAGCCGACGGGGAAGTACACGCAGCGGTATCTGCCGGAAGGGATCAAGCTCGACCTCTTCATGGCAACCCGGGACAACTGGGGCCTCATACTGGCGATACGGACCGGGAGCGCAGACTTCTCGCACCGGGTTCTGGCATGGGGCTGGAAGCGAAAAGGGTACAAGAGCGAGAACGGGATTCTCATCGCACAAGACGGGAATCGCCGCTTCATCCGGGAAGAGGAAGACCTGTTTGATCTGATAGGCATGGGGTTTGTGGATCCCGTGCGAAGGGAAATGAGATAAACCAAAAATCCCCGCCGATGCGTGAAACGCATTGTTCTGAGTAGGAAACCAGTCGCGAGGTGCGATACGAGAAGCACAACCGCCCTTGATGCGGCGGCGGGAAAGGAAAGCGAAATGAGCGAAGCCAGGGAAAAGCGGAACGCGGAGATTCGTGAACAATACGAGAGATTGCGTCGGGTAAGGGGGCTAACGAGCGATAATGCGATCGATGCAATCTTTTGCTCCAAAGAAAACAAGGCTTGGTGCCTCAAACGCGACACGATCAAGCTCATCGCAGTGTGGAAGAACTATGGCAAACAGAAGCATAATGGAACTTACTCTAAAACTTAGGTTGACGAACCTTTAGCAAATCGTTATCATTGCATCGGTTGATCTGATCCATCAACCAGTATTCTCCTCCTAAAACCCCGGACCCGTGCACGGGCACGACCGGGGTTTTTATTTTGTACGGAAGGACAAGTGGATGTGGGCCACAAAGCAACAAAAGTGCAGATGCTTGAGCGTATCGAGAAGGTCAAGGAGCTGCTTCTCACCTGGAACACTCGCTACCTCATCGTGCAGTACTGTGCGAAAGTGTATGGAGTAAGGCCGCGCATCGTCGATCGATACATCGCCAGAGCGACAAGAGAGATCGAGGAAGAGTATGAACCGGACCGCCTCAAAGAACTCAAGAAGCATATCGCCCGCCGGGAACGTCTGGCCCGGAAAGCTCTGGCAAAGGGACAGCTCAAAGTCGCGCTCGACATCGAAGACAGCATCGCAAAGCTCAAAGGTTTGTTTGTCGATCAGATGAAGCACAGCGGCTTCGTCGGAGTGTTTGATCCTACCCAATGCTCAAAGGAACAACTTGAACGGATACGAGCAGGCGAGGACCCGGGTATTGTCCTCCAGCAGAATTCAGATAAGTGACACCCTGCGCGTACGCGCGGCGGCCGAGCTTGAATTGCGGAGACGGATCGAGAATGAAACAGCTCACCTCGATCGCCAGATGCGTGAAGCGGCCGAACGTGAACGAGTCACCTACTACCAGACGCACCCGATCGATTACATTGTCGATCGTTTGAGGATCAGACGCGAGACCATTCAGTGGAGCACCCTCCCGCAGTATGCAACACACAAATGGGACGGCGATGTCGATCCCCTGGCGAAGATCCTCGAATACGTCGCCGAGTCACACTGGGTCGGCGTTGAGTCGGCGGTCGGTGTCGGCAAGACGTTCGTCGGTGCAGCTCTGATCTTCTGGTTCCTTGAGAATTTCTTTCAGTCGAGGGTCATCACGATCGCGCCGAAAGAAGACCAGCTTGCGAAAGGGATCTGGCGCGAGCTCAATCTGAAATTCCCGGCCTTCGGCAAGGGCGAGATGATGTCGAAGGAACTCCGGCTCGATCCACGGCCGGAAGTGTGGGAGGCTTCACAGTTCACCGCCGGCGTCAAAGCGTCAGAGATTCAAACCAGCGCGACGAAAGCTCAGGGCATCCACGGCGAACACCTCCTCATCATCTTCGAAGAGACACCTGGCGTCGCCGAAGCTGTCATGACCGCAATCAAAGACCGAATGAGCGCACCCCACAATATCATCGTTGCCTTCGGCAATCCCGATCATCAAGGCGACACGCTCCATGAATTCTGCAGGATGGACCGGGTGAAGTCGATCCGGATCTCCGGCTTCGATCATCCGAATGTCGTGCTCAAGGATCCCAATTTCATCCCCGGCGCGCAGACGGAGATCGGTTTGAAGACGCTGCTCGACGGCTACAACAAGAACGAGAATCATCCGCTGTATCTCTCCCGGGCCAAAGGCATCTCGCCGGCGCAAGGCGCGCACTCGCTGATCAAGTGGGAGTGGTGCGAACGAGCATCACGGCGTCATCCGGATCAGGCGTTGAAAGGCGAGCGCGCCCTCGGCGTTGACGTGGCAAACTCAGAAGCCGGTGATGACGCTGCTATCGCCGAAGGAGTGGGTAGTTGTTTGGAAGTGGTTGACGCCTTCCCCTGCCCGCGTGCGGACCTCCTGGCAACCAGCCAAGTCTACTCCCGGATGCAGCTGAAGAAGATCGACGCCGGCTATGTCGGCATCGATGGCGTGGGGGTAGGGGCTTCGACGGTGAACAAGATGTATGAGCTTGGCGAAGAGATCGTCAACATCCAGTCCGGAGGCGGACAGATCGAACTTCCCGACACCGAGCAGAAGATGCACGAGATCTTCAACTGCCTCCGCTCTCAGGGGTGGTGGATCCTCGCTCGTGATCTCGAACGGCCCGACTCTCACCTCGTGCTGCCGTACGACAAGGAACTTTTTAACGACCTCTGCACGCCGACGTGGGAAACCCGTTCGGGTAAAATCTGCATCGAGGCGAAGGAAGCAATTAAGAAGCGGCTCGGCCGGTCCCCGAACAAGGGTGACGCCGTGATGTATTGGAATCTTGTCCGGCGCGGATGGATGGCAACGGCAAAAGATATCTTTGTCGGTCGACTGTAAGGGATGATGACCATGCAAAAACCACGCAGCATCTGGCAACGAGTGAAAGAGCTGATTCCGTTTTCGAATCGGTTCACGTTCTTCTCCAACTATCCGACGTTTCATACTGTCTGGATGCACAGCGACCCGGAGTCGTTTGCTGAGAAGGGCTACGCTGAGAATGTCTACGTATTCTCGGCGATCAGGCAGATCACGACAAAGTGCGCGGCCATCCCCTGGCGGATCTACAACATCACGAATGGGAAAGCGCTCGCCCGGTTCAAATCGCTCGACGGGAAATCAAGAGCGTCTGAAGAAGGTCGCCGCCTGAAGGATGAGGCACTCGAAGCCAACGACACACATCCACTCAACGACCTGTTTTACAAGCCGAACTACCTGCAGAATTGGAGTGAGTTCGTGGAGAGTGTGATTGCCTTCAAGCATATCATGGGCAACGCGTTCATCTGGGGCGGCCGTCTCGACACGGGTGAAGAGAAGGGCAAGATCAAATCGATCTTCCCCATGTCGCCCTCGGTGGTGAAAGTAAAGGCGGGGCCGTACCCGGCGCCGATCGACGGCTACGAATTCCACAACAAGCCGGTCCCGAAGGAAGACGTGCTGCACCTCAGATACTTCGATCCACGGCTTACGGGCACGCGCATCGGACTCTCGCCGATCGAGGTGCTGCTAAAACAAGTGACGATGACCAACTCGTTCACCGAGACGAATACGACGCTCGTGCAGAATCTTTTCCGGATCCCGGGCATCCTCAGCATCCTGGGTCTGAAGTCAACCGACAAGGACAAGCGACAGCAGATTCGTGAACAGTTCATTGAGGACCAGGGGGGCGAGAACCGGGGCCTTCCAGTCATCGTCGGATCGGATATCAAGTGGCAGGATATCGCCTACAACCCGAAAGACGTCGACTGGATCAATGGCTTCAAGATCTCGGCGCAGCAGATCGCCATGGGTTTCGAAATGCCTCCGGAGCTGCTCGGTGACTCGGAGCATAAAACCTACAACAGCATGCCCGAAGCGATCCGGTATTTCTATTTCGGCAAGATCATCCCCGAGATGGCGGCATTGAGGGACGGACTTAATCAGTGGCTCGTGCCGCAATGGGAGCTGAAGCCGGATACGATCTGGATGGACTTCGACATCAACGGCATCGAGATCCTGCAGGAAGAGCGGACGGCTGTGATGGACCGGGCTGTGAAGGGACTCGACGGCGGACTCTACACGATCAACCAGGCGCTGAAGAAGATCGGAGAGCCTGAGATCGGAGACGAGGGTGAGGTCAGATTCATTCCGCTCGGGGCACAAATCTTCGGGCCGGGCGACCTGCTCGCGGGGACTCAGGGCAGCACTCCGCAAGAGCAGCTCGCCCTAGCGATCGAATATCTCAAGAAAGCGGGAGTCAGGCTTTGATCTGGACGCCGATCGAAAACAGATCTGAGGAACAGAAGCGGATGCTCTGGCTCGGCACACAGGCCGAGCGCCAGCGCTACATCTACTGGGCGAAGGTGAAGATCGGCAAAGCTCTCCGGACGCAGGCGAAGCTTGCTGCCGATGCGATCGAGAAAGCTGTTGCTCCGGATGTTGCATCTCAGGCGGTCGGAGAAGCAATCGACAAATCAAAGCCGGTCATCACCGCGGTCTATCACCGGCTGTATATGATGATCGCTCCGGTCTTCGCCAGCAAGGTCCTCGCATCGATCAAGGCAACGCCGGCACAGGAGTCACAGTGGCACAGGCTCGTGAATGAATATCTGACATCGCCGGAGACAGAGAGCAAGATCGTCGGAATCAACGACGTCACGAAACGGCGCATCATGACGGTCATCGATGAGAACCAGGGCAAGAGCCTGATAGAGATTGCGAATGCGATCAGGACGAACGTGATGCTTGATCAGATCTCCATGGGTCGGGCAATGGTGATCGCTCACACCGAGACTGTCACGGCCTCCAACTGGGGATCGCTCATGGGGGCGAAGACCTCGGGTGCGAACGTGAAGAAGCAGTGGATCTCGACCCGGGACAATGCGACACGGGGCCTCAAGCCGACAGACGAGTTCGACCACTTTCACATGGACTCGAAGGGAGCGGAGCTGGACGGAGTGTTTGACGTGCCGATGCGCCCCTCCGGAGTCGAGCAGCTTCAGTTCCCCGGGGATCCGACAGGGAGCGCAGGGAACATCATCAATTGTCGTTGTACGATCGGTTATTTGAGGAAGGGTTGAGCAATGAAGAATCAATCTCGTTTCGAGCAACTGGGCGATCTCTACCGGCGAAAGGGCATGGCGACGCATCAGCATTGCGAATTGAAGTCCATGGTCAAAGACGTCGACACAAAGAACGGGATCATCACCGGCTACTTCTCGGCCTTCGACAACGTCGACTCCGACAATGAGATCGTGGTGCCCGGGGCATTCCGGCGCACGATCAGGGAGCGGGGGCCCGGCGGTTCCAAGCGCGTTGCGTTTCTTCGCCAGCATCGGCCGGATCTTCTCCTCGGCCGCCCCTCAGTGCTGAAGGAAGACAAGTTCGGGCTGTATTTCGAATCGACGATCAGCCAGACGAGCTACGGCAAAGACACCATGATCCTCTATCAGGATCAGGTGATCAACGAGCACAGTATCGGCTATGATGTGGTCAAGCAGGAGCGCACACAAGACAAACCGACCAGGTTGCTCGAGCTCAGACTCTGGGACGGTTCGGCCGTCACCTGGGGAGCGAACGATCAGACGCCGTTCCTCGGATTCAAGTCTGTGCAGGATTGGACAAAAGCATTTGATCAGATCGACAGCATCAACAGGGCGCTCACCGACGCGGTAACGGATGACACGGCGATGCAGATGGAGATCTGGATCAGACAATTTCAACAGAGCATGAAGGATTTCGTTCAGAGCCTGAATGCGGACGACTCGCAAGCAATTGCACTCGCCGCCGCATCGAAGGCCACGCGGTCAGAGATCGCTTCAGCGCTTCGCAAGCAACTAAGCGATATGGAGTCATTCACCAAACAGAAAGGGGTATCGTCATGAAGTACATCTTGCTGCTCATCATGCTGCTCGCCTTCGTTCCAATGGCGGGCGCAGCGTTCCACGAGTACCAGCTTCCGAAGACGATGAAGCTGTTCTGGATTCACACCACACTCACCTCGAAGTTCCATTTCGTCTGGTCTCTCATCAAGACCTGGGTGCGGAGGGTCCCTGTGCCGTTTGCGTTCGAGGTCATTGACGAAACAGAGATCAAGACACTGCTGGAAAAGCAGAAGAAGGCATGGTCGGATATCTCTGTCAAGCTGACTGAAATCGAAGAGGCACAGAAAAAAGGTATCACGACTGCCGATCTGAAAAGGGAAATCGAAGACCGCCTGAAGGACTTCGGCAAACTCGCAGACGAAGCACGCGAAGCCCAGAAGAAGGAATTCGCAAAACGAGTCGACGAGCTCGAGATCAAGATCAAAGCGGGTCAGCTTATGGGTGTTGGACCTGTTGAGACGGCGGGAAGTATTATCGCCAAACACGAGTCGATCGTTGCTCTGCAAGGTAAGAACGTTCCGACCGGAGTGCGCCTCAGCTTTCCGCTGAAGTCGTTCGGCCGGAAAGACGTACTCGGCACAACTGGAAGCGCCGGCGATCTTGTTGTTCCGTTCCGTGTGCCCGGTATCATCCAGCCCGTTCCGAACCAACAGCTTCGTATCCGTGATCTGCTCGGAGTGACGCCGATCTCGACGCCTCTCCTCCAGTATGTCCGGTCGACGTTCTTCGGCTCCGATTCGGGATCATCCGGACAGTTGACCGGAAACGCCGGTGTTGTCTCGGAGGGAAGCGAGAAGCCGAAGGCGGATCTGAAGTTCGAAGAGGCACAGGCTGTTGCCTCGACGATTGCGACCTGGCTGCCGGCGTCGAAGCAGATCCTTGCCGACGCACCACTGCTCCGGAACTTCATCGACACACAGCTGCTGTATTCGGTGTTGCTCGAGGAAGAGCTTCAGATCCTCTACGGCTCGGGTGTTGCTCCGAACCTCGAGGGTATCACGCTCCTTGCCGGTGTCTTTACGCCAGTTGCCGGCGAGACCCGTATCGATGGACTGCGCCGGATGATCGGCCAGGTAATGCAGGCCCGGTTCCCGGCGACGGGGTTTGTGGTCAACGGAATGGACTGGATGGAGGTCGAGCTTGAGAAAGATGGCAATCTGCGCTATCTGATCGGCGACCCCAACGCAGTGCTTGGAAGCCGCATCTGGGGGCTGCCCGTTGTGCAGTCTGAGTCCATGCTCCAGGGCAACGCCCTCTGTGGTGCCTACGGTCTGGGTGCGACGCTGTATGATCGGGAAGAGGCGAACGTCGCAGTCTCGGAATCACACGACAAGTTCTTCATCCAGAACATGGTCGCGATTCGCGCAGAAGAGCGCATCATGCTTCCGATTTTCCGGCCGCTGGCATTTGTCTACGGCGGGCTGCAGGCGTCAAGCTAATTTGTAAGGGGAACGGATAGGTCATTCGTTGGGGGCGGCTGACAGGCGGTCGCCCCCAATCCCCTTAGAAGACAAGGAGGATGAATGTTCAAGCGCGGTATTATCATCTCGATTCAACCAACCCCCGGGTCAGCCTTCGACTCAATCCCCAGCGTCTGCGATTTTGCAATCATGGCCGAGGATGCTGGCGCCGTGGCGGTCAAGATCGAAGGTATCGGCCGCATCGAAGCCGTAAAGACCCGCATCGAGATACCTGTCATTGGTATTATCAAGGAAGGCGGAAGCCAGGCGGTCCGGCATCTCATCACACCAAAGAAAAGCCTGAGCGATCTGATCTTCTCTGTCGGGGCCGACTACGTGGCAACCGAGTCGCTCGCTGCGATCGGAGACTATCACGGCCACGGCAGGTCCAGGCTGATCTACGAGGCGGATTCCATCGAGACCTCGAAGGTTGCGCAGGATCTCGGAGTTGCTGCGATAGCGACAACGCTCTACGGGTACACAGAACAAACTCAGGGACGCCTCTCAGAGGATCCGGACTTCAAGGCGCTCAAAGAACTCTCCGAGACGCTGTCATCCCCGGTCATTGCAGAGGGGCGCTATAGGACAGCATCCGATCTTCGGGAAGCGATACGGTTGGGCGCACACTCAATTTGCATTGGGACCGCGGTTACTCGTCCGGATGTTGTGATCAAGCAATTCGTTGTTGAGTGTGGAAACATGATCCTATGAAGAAACCCTATGTGATATGTGAAGTAGGATGTAATCATCAAGGAGACCTGGAAACGGCGAAGCGAATGATCCGAATCGCCGCGGACTTCTGCGGGGTCAATGCTGTGAAATTCCAGAAGCGTGACATCGAGCAATACCGTGGCAATCCGGAATACTACGGACACCGGAAGGCGCTCGAGTTCACGATCGAGCAGCACGCCGAGCTGCAGGACCTCTGTGCATCATTCGGGGTCGACTACGGCTGCAGCGTGTTCGATGTCAAGAGTGTGAATGAGATTCTATCACTCAGCCCGTCATACATCAAGTTCGGGAGTGCGGTCAATCAACGGGAAGATATGTGGAGAGCGCTCTGTGGCAAGATCAATGTGCCATTGCATGTATCTCTCGGAATGTTGGCCAGGCACGAGCGGGCGATGGTGGTAACTGAATTTGAGATGCTGTTTGGAAGTGAGACAGTCTTCTATCACACCACGACAGGCTATCCGATCAAATCAGATCAGGCTTGCCTACTCGAGCTGCAGCAGTTGCGGACGATGACGGACTGCCCGATCGGTTATTCAGGCCATCACCAGGGCGTCGCTCTCGACCTGGTTGCCTTTGCTCTCGGGGCACAGTATATCGAGCGGCACTTCACCCTGGACCGGACGCAGAAGGGAACGGATCACGCGGCAAGTCTTGAGCCTGATGGAATGCGAAAAGTGGTCAAGTACCTCGCCGACGCAGCAGAGGCGATGGAGTACAAGCCTGAGTCCGGACTTGTGGACTGCGAGATCGAGAATCGAAAGAAGTTCAAAGGAGAGTGATATGCCTTCGCCAGAAAATTTGACAATCACATACGAGATCGAGCCTATCGTAAAGCTGAAATGCTTTGCGACTGACTGCGACCATCATCTCGGATGGGCGGGAATGGCGTGCTGCAATTTGAAGATCATCAGTATCGGCAAAAAGGAATCAGGCTCATCGCACGAATGCGATGACTACAAGCAGAAGTCATGAAGATCGTCGCCCTCATCCCCATGCGTGCCGGTAGCAAGCGAATCCCCGGCAAGCACGTCACCCCGATCGGCGGCTTCTCGCCGGCACTGCGAGTCTTGAACGCTGCACTCGGGACGATGGAGATTGAGACGGTCTATGTCGCAACGAACGACCCGGAGGTGAAGACAGCGCTCGAGGGGAAAGAGAAACACTTCCGATACTTCCCTCGATCGGAGAAAAGTGCGACAGACACGGCGAGGACGGAATCCTTGATCGGGGAGTTCCTGCAGCACGTCGATTGCGATATCGTCGTGCTCCTCCAGGCAACAAACCCCTTCACGAAGGCCTACCACCTGAAGAAGGCTCTCGCACAGATGGAGGAGCAGAAAGCAGACTCGGTCGTCTCGGGTGTTCTGATGAAACGGTATTTCTATGCGAAGCTCGGCCATGTCATGATCGAACCGGAAAACCGGGATACCTTGCGTCGGGTCGGCCTGGCGAATGTAAGGGGCCTCTTCGTCGAGAACGGGGCCTTCTACATCTTCCGGAGTTCGGCCTTCCGGATGACGGGCGACATCTTGAGCGGCGTTGTGGTCGGTTATGAAATGGGCTTTGAGTCTCTGATCGAGTTGGACGAACCGGCCGATTGGAAACTGGCAAACTCAATACTCTCGGATCCGCACTATGCAATCACGCAATGAGATTCCACAGTTTCTGAACGCTCATTCACTCCTCGGCGATGGCGTCGAGGTTGGTGTTTTCGGCGGCTATTTCTCTGAGGTCCTTCTTGCTACATGGAAAGGCCGCAAGCTCTTCAGCATCGATGCATGGGCTGATCTTCCAGACTACGACGATTCGCTCTTCATGACAAACAAGCCCGTCAAGCGCTCGACTGAATACTCGCTCGATGACTGGAATCACGTCATGATGGAATGCCAGAAGTTGCTTGCCCGATTCGGTGCTCGATCGGAGATCATCCGAGAGCGAAGCCCGGAAGCTGCTGCTCGCTTCGCTGATGGCTCGCTCGATTTCATCTACATCGACGCGAATCATTCATACGAAGGCGTGCTCGCTGATCTTCGGGCTTGGTGGCCGAAGCTCAAGATCGGCGGTCTCTTCTCCGGGCATGATTATTTCAACGGCGGTCGTCGGGCTACGATCTACGGTGTCAAGCAAGCCGTCGATGAATTCATCAAAGGCCGGAAGGTCGTCATCAACGTCACGACAGACAAATCGACGCCGAGTTGGTTCTTCATCAAAGGCGCAGAATGAAGTTGATCACCTTCGCAACGGAAGATTATCTCATCGGCTCTCGTGCGCTGCTCGCTTCATTATTGGCGAATGCGAAGCTCGACGCTTTTGAGTTCTTGATCATGACCGATGGCATGATATCCGAAGCATCTCGATCATCGATCTTGAAACTGAAGCCGGATGCAGTCTTCATCGATCGATCAAGCGTCGGTGAAGTGCATCTCGGAAGCGGACAATCGATCAAGAAGCAATCATGGCGCTTGGCATTGCAGAAGCTCGCGATCTTCAATCTCCCGGCTGATGGCGTCCGGCTCTATATCGATTCAGACATGATCTGCATCGGATCGCTCAAAGAAGCAGAGCGATGGACTCATCTCACTGCTCCGGTTGTCTTCGGCATCTCGCTCCCGGCATCGATCAATGGTCGCCCGATGTTCTCTTCGGGCATCTTCGCCTTTGAATCTTCGAGCGATCTCTTCGAGAAGCTTCAAGCTCATGCTGCTTCGATGGCCGATATTTCTTTTGGCGACCAGCAAGTCTTGAATGAATACTTCTCGCTCAATCACCCGGACGAGGTCCATCTCGTCGGAATAGAATTCGAGATGCTCAAGCGAGTGCAACGGCATCATCCGCAAATATGGAGTGCTGTCGGCAACAATAAGCGCATGATCCACTTCGTCGGACGTAAACCTTGGCAGTCACCGCCGGAAGCAGGCTATCAAGAACTGGATAGACTCTGGAAGAAATACGCATGACCTTTACTGAACTCGTCACAGGCAAGTCGGTTGCGATCATCGCCCCAGCTGCATATCTGTTGGGGTCGCGTCAGCGCGCAAGGATCGAGAGCTGCGACCTGGTTGCCCGGATCAACCGCGGCTTCCCGGTCCCGCCAGGCATGGTTGAGGACATCGGCGAGCGGACGGACATTCTCTATCATCTCCTTATGGTCGGGATGGCAGCGAGCGAGCAGGTATTCAAGCCCTGTGTCGGGAAAGTGGGGTTCATTGTGAGCACGCGCCACGAGGGTGAGCCCCGGGTGCCTCAGTTCAAACGGATCAACCGGGGGCGGGTGCCCTTCGAGTGTGTCCCGTTCTCGCTGATTCAGCAGGTCAAGCTCCGGGTCCGCAAAACTCCGAACGCGGGGGTTATTGCCGTGACGCATCTGCTCTCGATGCCGATCAAGTCGCTGTACCTGACGGGCTTCTCGTTTTACGAGGACGGGTATTATCCAGGATACAACGAGACCGCCGGCCGAATCCTCGGGGGTCAAGCGGGCCACGATCAGGTGACATCGAAAGCCTATATGAAAGCATTGCTCGCTTCGACTACAGTCCCGCTTTCGATGGACGGCGCCATGGCGCAGATCGTCGGCCGATCCAAGGAGATCAACGAGCAGTTGCTGGAGATCCACGCGGTAAAACACTTAGACATCGTCAAACTCCGGGCAACGATGGCGCAGCGGCATGGAGCCGAGACAATTATGCCGGGCGATACAATGCTGAAGACAAGACGAGATGCAGACATTCTCATCCGGAAAGGCAGGGCGGTACTGGTATGACAAGGCTCAGAGCGAAAAAAGATATCTACATCGACGGCGTCATGGTCCTGCGCGGCGGCTTCTATACGGTCGACGATAATGTTGCGCGTCTGCACATCCGGGACGGCAAAGCCGAACTGGCGCCCCGGACGAAGCCGGGAGCGGGAGAAGGAAGGCGCACAAAGGTCGCGGGAGGCAGGGGGCAAAAATGAAGAGTCTCTATCAGACACGGCGCCAGACTGAGCGTGAAGCCGAGGGCCTCGAGCTGAAGGTCATCACGCAGCCCTTGGTTGAACCGGTCACGCTCGAGGAGGCGAAAACCTTTTGCAGAATCGACGGCACGGACGATGATGCGCAGCTCGAGAAGCTGATCATCGCCTGCAGGAAGGAAGCCGAGCGTGTCGCAAACCGGGCGTTCATCACGCAGACGATCATGGCCCAGTGGGAGAGAATGCACGACTACGTGATCCTGCCCCGACCGCCTCATCAGTCGATCGTGAGTGTGGAATCGTTCGACGGGACCAACTGGAATACCGTCAGCTCATCCGGTTATCGGTTGACGGGCCTCAGGTGCTTCCGGATCGACACGTCGCGGAAGTTCTCGACCTCAACATATCTCGAGTATCCATTCCGGGTAGAGTTTCAGGCTGGCGAGGGAGACGATGAGCAGCACGTCGACGAACGCATCGGCCGGGCAATTCTCGAAATGGTACTCGTGGCCTATGATAACCGCGGCCAGGTGAAGACGGCCGACGGCGCCGAGCTCACGGGGCTGATGACGCCAACGGCCGCGCAGCTGCTGAGTGGCTTAACGAGTTACAGGTGATACCATGTCAAGCGGGATTGAAATACGCCGGCTGCCTCCCTTCAAACATCGCATGCGTGCATCAGACTTCCGGTGCCGGGCCGTGCTCCAGGAGCAGATCCTCACTCCCGACGGCGCCGGCGGGACCACCCAGCACTGGGATGACATCGGGCCCTTCTGGACGAATATATTGCCGATGAGTCTCTATGAGGTTCAGCAGGCTGCGCTCGTTGGCTCGGTGGTAGATACAAAGGTGGTGATGCGTGACCCGGGGGACCTGACGCTCAAGCTCTCGGCAACGGGGGCCGTCTCTCGGTTGCTTCGGTTCGTTTATGGCACGCACATCTACAAGATCGCCGGGATTCTCGACTACGGCGAGATCGTTGTGGCAGTATGTTCGGAGATCCAACCCACAGCCTAATGCCAACAGGAAACTACATATCGTTCTCGGTGAGCAACGCGCAGATCGCAAACGTCATCTCACAGATCAACGCAGCGACCGCCATTCAGCGCGAGGCAATCAAAGAGGAAGTGGCCACGTCGACGCTCATAATCGAAAGCGAGGCCAAACGCAATGCTCCGGTCGGAGGCAAGGGAAAATTCGGCGGCATCTTGCGGGCCCGGATCTTCTCACAGATTGGAGCAGGCGGTTACGGCGGCCGTGTGTGGTGTGACGTTCCGTACGGCCCGTACCAAGAGTTCGGGACCGGCGCCCTGGTCGACGTGCCGGAGGGCTGGGAAGCATTTGCTTTGCAATTCAAAGGCAAAGGGATTCGCCAGGTCAACATTCCCGCCCAGCACTTCATCTTCAATGCCTGGGTGAAAGAGAGTCAGAATTTCGTCGCCAACATCAAGAAGATACTGGGGGTCAAATGAGGGATTCTGCTCTCGCAGTTCATCAAGCCTATTACACGCGTCTGCACAATGCCTCGGGGCTGTGGGATGTGTACGATCGTCCGCCTGGCACAGCTGCATTGCCATTTATCCTGATCGAATCGGTGACAACGCAGGATGCCTCGACGAAGACCACGCGCGGCCAGATTGCGATCGTGCAACTGAGCGCGAACGCTGGATATACCGGTGATGCCGGCGGGAAGAAGGACGCCGAGGCCATGGGGAGCCTGATCTCACAGGTGATCGACGACCGGAATAACAGGATCGATTGTGCGAGCGAGTTCCACATCATCACAACGAAACTTGAGACGGCCGCGACGATCGAGGAGCAGAGGACAGAACCGAAGAATGTAGTGCGGCGTGTGCTGAGGTTTCGTCACCACGTCGAAGAGTTGTAACCACACTTAACTAGAAAGGATACTGCAATGGGTGCCAGAAACGGAACAGAGATGTTGCTTTACATCGATATCTCAAGCACGCCGACGGCGATCGCTGGGCTGACCTCGAACGACTTCAACGTCAACGGCGAGACGATCGACGTCACAACGAAGGACTCCGCTGGCTGGAAAGAGATCCTTGCCGGCCTGAATTCCTTCGGCTTCTCGGCTGACGGCGTGTTCGATGAGTCAGCAACCTTTGGCTACAACGACCTGCTCACAGCGATGAAGCTCAAACAGCCTCTCACGGTCCGGATCTCGACGGAGATCTCCGGCGAGTACTATCAGGAGGGTCTGGTCATCATCACATCCCTCAAGAAGGGTGCCCCGATGGAAGACAAGGTCACGTTCAATGCGACCTTCGAAGGCTCCGGCGAACCAACACACTCAACCATCTAGAGGTGATCCTTGAACGAGATGACTGGTTTCAAAGAGATCGAGATCGGCGGCAAGAAGCGGCCGGTGAAGTATGGCTGGAACACGCTGGCGCTTCTGGAAGAGCGGACCGGGGTCAACGCGCTCAACCCCATGGAGATATCCCGCGCAGCTCTGACAGCATCGTTTCAGACCGCCATGATCGATATCGGTCTGCAGGAGGGCTGCCGGGTGATGAAGGCGCCGGTTGATTTCACGCGTGAGGATATCGGCGCGTGGCTCGATACCGATGGCTTCCGCAGGGTTCGGGAGTTTCGGGACCTCTTCACCAAGGCAATCAGTGACGCATCGATGATCGGGATGAGTGAAGAGGAAAAAAAAAGCCTCGCAAAACTCTCAGCTGGTCTGATGTCAGAGCAATCGCCTTCGGAGAGCTCGGACTCTCCCCAGCCGAGTTCTGGGACCTGAGCGTCACCGATTTCAATCTGCTCGTCAAGCATCACCGGAAGGCAGTCGAAGAGGAGTGGCGCCGGGTACGTTGGCTCGGCGCCATGATCGCCAACATGAGCGGCAAGCAGCTGAGGCGGAAGATGCGAGAGTCGGAATTTATTCGGCTGCCCAGCGATGAAGCGGAGAGCTCAGGGGTTATGTCCAAAGAGCGGTTTGAACAGTTGAAGAAGAAATGGGCCAACTAATATGAGTCAGCCTATTCTGGAAGTAGGCATTGGTGCAGATCTGTCGCCCTTTGAAAAGGCCATCGGCGAGCTCCGTCAGGAGATCCGGCAGCTCGGAACATCGATCGGCGCGGCCGGCCAGCAGGCGACAGGCGGGTACACGCGCGCCATGGGCCAGGCCGGGAAAACAACCGATGATCTTTCGGGTTTCATCCGGACACAACGAGCGGAGAGCCGGCAGCAGAATTACCTCTTCCGCGAGGGCGCCGGCATAATCGGTGCTATTACGTTCTCGATGCTTGCGCTGTCGAACGCAACCGGGAGCAACTCAAAGGAAATGCAGCGCCTCAATTCCGTCCTCGTTTCCGGATATTCGACATTTCAGGCGGCCGACTTCGCCATGGCAGCTCTCGGGATCTCAACAGGAGGCGTCGCAACCGCGTTCAAGCTCATCGTCGGAGTCGGGGCGGCCGTTCTAACCTTCCTTGGATCGGCAAAGAAGGAAACGGCCGATCTCACGCGCGAGACGTTAGCTCTTAATGCCGCGCTGAGAAACACCGATGCGGTGCTCGCGAACAGGGCGGCCCGAACAAAAGGCTTGAGTGACAAACGAATCCAGAGCGAGCTTGATCTCCGATTGCGCACGATCGCCATGTTTGAGCAGGATCTTGCCGGTATAGCTACACTCCTGGCAACCGCCAGCGATGAAGACAAGAAGAAGCTCGAGGGATCAGAGGCGATCATCAAGTCGAGGGTGAACACGGAGTGGGACTTGGTGAAGGCTTTGATGGAAGAGAGAAAGCGTCGAGAGGAAATTCGAGACAATGCGCGAGGTGATAACGTTCCACTGGAAGCCCGCCTAGCGTTCGAGCAGATGATCAACGACGAGATTGTCCGCCGAATGCAGCTGGAGATTCAGGACAACATGCGCAATCCGGAACCTGTCGGCGATATCTTCACTTGGCAGAACCCGATACCCAAAAAGCCCTTCGGAGGCGAAACGATCACAGGAGATTCTGCTGAGACTCTCGCCCTCAAGAGCATCACAACGGGCAGGCTTGCCGTCGATGCGTTGATTCGCAACAAGCAGGAAGAGATGAAGATATGGAAGCAATCGCATGAGTTTGAGATGAGCCTGCTCGACGGTTTGAAATTCGGGGTTGTTGCTGCGTTTGACGAGATGCTTATGGTCCATCGTCAGGCCAAAGATACCTGGGATGCGATCTGGATCGCGATGCAGAACACTGTGATTTCATCTCTGGTTAACATCGGCGCGCAGCTTCTTCAGAACGCCGTGATAGGTCAACTCGCTACGGCGGCAGCAACTGCTGCGACCGTAGCAAGCATGGCCGCCATAGCAGCATCGGCAGCCCCTGCGGCTTATGCTGTGTCGGTTGCAACTTTTGGAGGTGCGGCTTTGGCGGGAACGGCCGCATATCTAACCGGATTAGCTACTATACAGGCTGCCTCGCTGATACCGGGACTCGCCGGCGGCGGTCTCGCCTACGGCCCTATGCTCGCGATGGTGGGAGACAACCCCAATGCCGCGTCAGATCCGGAGGTAATCGCTCCGTTCTCTAAACTGCAAACACTGATGGAGCCTCAGAAACATCGCATCGAGATCGTCGGCCGGATCCGCAACCGCGATCTCTATCTCGTCTACAACGGATATCTCAGCAATCTCAACCGGATCGACGCCTAAACAATGGCCTACGGCGAAAAATACTACGCAACTACCATCGATTACTTCAACATCGAATGGACTCTTAAGATACTCCGGGATGGATTCGCCGGAGCTGCGACAGAGCTCCGGGCCGCTCGATCCGGATTGCGGCTGATCTATGAGGGCGAGAACGAGGACGTTTTCTCCAGTTCAATTCTGGCTTCCCGCGTTGAATGTGATCTGATGGTGCAAGACTCAGGCGTCGAAGCCGATCTGGAGGCAATGGTCGGAGAATCGGAAGATGCGTGGCGCTGCGAGTTGTGGATTGGAGCTTCGCTCAAATGGCGCGGTAAACTGCTCATCGATACGCATAATCGAGCCAGGGCATCATATCCATACCCCGTCACACTTGTTGCGACAGACGGCCTGGCCAGGCTGAGGGATATCCCATTCGAGGACGGAGGGGGCAATCCATATACCGGCCGCGAGACTCAACTCGAGATCATCGTCAAGATCTTGAACAAACTCGGTCACGAGCTGCAGTTCGTTACAACGGACGAGTGGTTCGAATCGCAAATGCTCTCCACGCAGGACGATGATCCACTCGCCCAGGCGGAAATCGATCAGGGCATCTATTGGGATAGTTCCAGCGAGTCCAGTTGGATGTGCTATGACGTCCTCATTGACATCCTCAAGAGAAAAAGCCTGCAGCTCCTGATGGTGCATGGGGCATGGTTCCTGACACAACTGACGGAGTGTGCCAAGTCGGCCCTGATAGAGAGAAGATACAATTCAGACGGGACGCCCTACGTCGTTCCATCCGTCATTGTCGATCGGTCCTTCGAGGTGGACCAGGTAAACGCCTGGATTGAGGCCGGAGGATCGGATGAGATTCAGAAGCCGGTCGATAGTGTAAGCGTCGGGTATAATCACGGAGAGCTGGACAGCTATCTCAACAATGGTTCGTTCGAGTACTGGGAAGTCGGCGATCTTGTACCCGATGGCTGGACCGTAGTTGCAGGTCTTGGAAGCATCGAAAAGGGAACAGAGCACGTCACAGGCAATTATTCTGTCCGAGGCCTCGAGTGTCTCGGTAGCCCTGGTTCGCCGGTAGATCCCGACGATCTCGTGCGATTTACGCAGGAGACTCCATTCCCGATCATCAGGGGTAATAGTGATGATACCGAGATGAGTCTCTCATTCCAGGCGAAGTACACACTGCGAGATCCTCCAGATCCACTCACAACCAAGAGAGCATATTGGGCGCTCACGTACGGAATCTATGCAATCTGGAAGAATGGCGATCAGTACGAGTGGTTTGACAACGGCGGCAATCCTTACTGGAACGAATATGCGCCTACCGAGGATTGGACGGAATTCAGTTTCTCCTTCCCGGCACCTTTGACAACATCAAAGATCACCGCGCTCTTCACGACGATCTATGAAGATCCTGGCTTTACTGTCACTCCGGGTTGTGTGGATTCCATCTTTGTCGACGATGTGTTGATCGAATCACAAGCCATTCCGGTTCCTTCCACCGTGCGGACGAAGGCGATCCTGATCGACTCACTTTCAACCGCCGGTTACGATTTGGGCATTGTGCATCACGGCGATGGACCGGTCATCGACGCCCAATCCCGCCTAACGATAGCGAGCGGGGCCCTGGATACTGTGCTCTGGACGGAGCGGGACTCCTCTTCATACGTCGACCTACCCTTATCGGAACTGCAGGTAAAAAAAGTTGCGAGCGCGCAGCAATCTGCATCGTTGGTTCTCTCTGCGACAATCCTGGGAGAATTCGGTGCCACGTCGATACTTCTGGTTGGGGCAAAGCGATATATATTTCGCGGTGGAGTGTTCGATCTTGAACGAGCCGAATGCCAGGGAGTCTGGCAGGAGATCAAAGACGATCAGCAAGGTGCGGATATCGTAGTAAGCTATTCCGATGAATCTGGCGGAGCAGGCGGAGGAGCTGGCGGTGGTGGCGGCGGTGGGACTGTGACTATAGATGTGCTGGCGCGATTCACGGAACAGGCGACCACCATCATTGCCGCCGTAAACAAGTTCCATTCCAACTCTTGGGATGGCGTGCTCGATGGAACGGGACATATTAGCACGCCTGGCACCATCGGCTGGATTGTTGCCGGCGGGGATGATTTCGAGTTCATCAAAGGGTCCGACGACTACATTCGCGGCAGCAGCTCGACGCTTGAAATCGCTCTCACGAGTGAATTGCCGATCCGCCGCGCAAAGGACACGGATGCGCTCAGCATCATCAACCCGACAGACTCTACCGCACTTATCCAACAATCCTCGCCATGGCTTCTTCTCACATGCCACGCCTGGGACACGACTACGAGCGGAGGCATGGACACGGAGGTTCCTTGGAGAATCAGGAATGAGGCATACGCCTCGCCAGGTCATGGGGGCGGAGTCCTCGTCTTCAAAGTCGAGTCGCAGTACATCCGGAGGCCGTTCGCCATCGATGAGCAGGGACGCATGCTCCTCGCTTACGGAAGCGGACCGTTCAGCGATCAAGACACCGGGCCGTACTACGGGTTCAACGGAGAAGACTTTGGACAATGGCCGATCATCCTCGCTGCGAACATCGGCGGCCTGAACAAGGTCGTGGTCGGATGGCCGGAGAATGCAATCACGACGGACCTCTATGTGACGGGGAAGACCTATCACTATGACGCTCCGATTCCGAACACGAACGACCTGACGTCGTTGGGGACAACATCCAATCAATGGTCAGATCTTTTTCTTGCTTCCGGTGGAGTGATCAACTTCGCCAATGGGAATGCAGCGATCACTCACTCGACCGGCGCGATTACGCTCTCAACAAGGACTGGGATAGGATTAGCGCCGGGAGCGGCTGCTTTCTATGTAAACGCTTCGCTTGGTAGAGCACAATTCATCAATCCAACTGGTGATGCTTATATCGGAATTGGAAGATCGACAGCAGGCGCAGATCGCTATCTTATGGGATTCACTGGCACAGGAGCGACGGGCCACGGTATCATTTCAGGTGGAGCATATAGTTTTTGGTTCGATTTGGCCGGAAAAGGAATTGGATTAAATACTATAGCAGCAATCGATGGAATGCACGTCCAATCCACTTCCACGCAGCTGCGGCTTGCTTGCGACGCCAGCAATTTCATCGATCAGCTGTCTGACTCCACAGGCGGCTGGATCGCAAAGTATAAAGATGGTGAACGCATCCTAACTCTTTCACCTAACAACGTAAGCACAAATGCCTTCATCGGTTATCAGGCAGGCAGGACAACCGCAACAGGTGGCGGAAACTTCGGCGGAGGATCTGGGGCTTTGTTTTCAATCACCAGCGGCACATACAATCTTGGCTTCGGGCACCAAGCGCTTTTTTCTCTGACTGATGCCACCAGCAATTCGGGGATCGGGATGTATGCCCTTCTTAGCAATGTGCACGGAAACTATAATGTAGGCATCGGAAGGGAAGCCGGCTATAATTGCACCACAGATGCCGGCGTGTTCATCGGTTTCCGTGCTGGCTACCATGAAACCGGCGCGGGCAAGCTCTTTATCGACAATGCAGCGCGTGCTTCTGAAGCTGATGGCCGGCTGAAGGCCATGGTTTATGGTGTGTTCAATTCGACACCTTCAACGCAAACCATCACGTTCAACGCTTTAGCCACCGTTCAAAATGACATGGGCGTTGATGGCTTTACGGTTTACAATCCGACACCTGCCACTGCCATCCAGCAGCAACACAGCCCATGGCTTACACTGACGTGCCACGCTTGGAATACCGATGGTGCCGGTTCATCTGAAGACGTGCCATGGCGCATCCGATCAGAAGGCTATGCTTCTCCAGGCCATGGCGGTGGCTGCTTGGTGTTCCGTGTCAACGCACAGTATCATCGCCGGCCGATCGCTGTGGATGAACAGGGCCGCATGATTCTTGGCTACGGTGCAGGGCCGAAAGCTTATGAAGGTGATAACATCTACGGCTTCGCGGGCGAAGACTTCGGGGCTGGAGGAGGAGCGGGAACGGGCAACTGGCCGATCATCCTTGCTGCTGATATTGCCGGACTCAATCGCGTTGTGGTTGGTTGGCCAACCGAGAGCATCGTTTCCGATCTCTACGTGACCGGGAAGATTGCCGTGAGCCTCTTGAATGGAGAAACCCTCGCAACATCGTGCACTCTCTCGAGCGGAACGGGTGTCCCTGGGGCGGCTGAACCGAATGGAAGTCTGTACATGCGGCGGGACGGGGCAGCCGGCACAAGTCTCTACATTCGAACATCTGGAGCCTGGGTCGGAGTCGCAACGGGCATCACTTCGCTCAACGGACTCTCGGGAGCATCTCAGACGTTCGTCAATGATACTAACGTGACGATAGTTTCAGCCGGGACAACTCACACCGTCACCTGGTCGGGGACCTTAGCTGCTGCACGCGTCGGCAACCTTCCAGCCTCGAAGATCACAAGCGGCACCTTTGCCGACAGCTTTCTTGATACGATCTCAACAGCCGGGAAAGTCTCGGGGGGAGCGATAACTAGTGGCACGATCGGCGGAAGCACAATCTTCAACTCGAGCGGCGCAATAACCACCACCGGGGTGCTCACGGTGACCGGTGCATCGTATGTCCGGAGTGTGATAGTTAAAAATCCCACCGCCTCAACGGCCGGATCTCAGGTCCAACACTCGCCCTACATCGAACTAATCTGTCAGTCCTGGGACACTTCGAACTCTCGCAATGACGAGGTTCCATGGAGGCTCCTCAATGAGGCTTATGCCAGCTCGGGACACGGCGGCGGTTGTTTGGTGTTCTACACAAGCTCCCAATATAATCGGAGGCCTTGGGCGATAGACGAGAATGGGCGAGGCATTCTCGGAACAGGAGTTGGCCCCTACACAATTAACGGGGAAACGATCTACGGATTTCACGGCGAGGATTTTGGCTCATACGGCAACTGGCCCTTGATCCTGGAAGGATCAATCGCTGGGCTTAACAAGGTGGTAGTTGGAAGTCCACCGAATGATGTGACTTCCGATCTCTACGTTACCGGTGTTATTTACACGATGACGAGCGGAGCTCGCGGAACGGCTCACCAGGTAGTGGGAGCACAACAAGCCGCTATCGCCAACGCTACAGACGCCCCCTCGGTCATTGCCAGGCTGAACGATTTGCTTGGTGCTTGTCGAACTCACGGACTCATCGCAACCTAATCAAAGGAGGTTCCAATGCTTAAGCTGAAGCTCTATGTCGTTGGCGTGTCGAAGGAGAATCCTTCCGATACAAACCACAACGTGCGTATTCGCGTTTTTGACTCCGAAGGTGCAACCACTGCAGCCACAATGCCAATCGTCGGCAGGGGCGCCAGCGCCGGTGTGCTGGGCGAGATCACGCTGCAGGTCGCGGATGCAGATGTGCAGCCGTGGAAGGATGCCGGAGGTAAGTTTTCAGAGGAAGCGGATTTCGAATTCCCCGCCTAAGCGTGGGCCCACCCAACCGCACTTTCACTGTATTGAAGGAGGAAGAGTATGCGTCAATGTCGGATTCTGTTAACCGTCTTCGACCGGCTTACCATCATGAATCGGCTTCCAGGCGAAGCTAAAATTGAGACGGGCATTGTGATTCAGGACATCCGTGAAAAACTCAAACTCACGCAGGGCGACGTCGAAAGGGTCGAACTGAAGACCGTCTTCGCCGATGTTGAAACCTTCAGGGAAAAAATCTCCGAACTCAAAGATCTACCGGCCGGCCTGATTGACACAATTGTGGATCTCGCTGTCGAGAATTTCCCCTCAAAGGGTGAAAACCTGCAGTTGAATCCGGCGAAGGACGAAGCAATTGCATTCGATCTGACTGAGCTTGAGGTTCCTTTGATCAAGGCGGACCTCGAGCGTCTGAATAAGAGCGGGAAGTTGCCAACTCAATCGAATTGGATAGCTCTATTTCGGAAGTTCCAGAAGGCTGAGCTGCTGGTGGAAGAGCACGCCGCGAACTAGGACGAAGGGAGTCTCAATGCCGGCAGAAGATACCCATGTCGCCCTCAAAGAGTTCATCGAAACAATCATCAAGGGCCACGAAAAGCTGAACGAGGCGCGTTTCCAGGCCATAGAGCGTGCCGTCGATGTAGCCAACACGCAGATGGAGAAGCGTCTTGAGGGGATGAATGAATTCAGGGACAGCCTCAAAGATCAGGCATCCCGGTTCTTCACAAGGGACGAATTTCACTCGGCACATGGCCCGGTTCTCAAAGACATAGAAGCCTTGAAGCTCTCGCGGGCAACGCTCGAGGGCAAAGCATCGCAGAAGTCCGTCAATGTTGCCTATGTAATCTCGGTAATCGGTATAGTCATCTCACTCATCGCTCTAGCTATTCATCTTGCTAAATAAACCGCCCCTCACGGAGGCACCATGCCGTTCATCTCATTTGAAAAGACCGTTACGATCAAAACAGGTTCATTCCTAATATGGCTGGGCGTCGCGGTGATCGTCGGCGTTGTGCTCGGCGCTCTCATCTTCTGAGGTGCTTATGACAGATCTCGACGTTGAACAGCCGAAGGAGTATACCCGGCTCCAGCGGTTCCTTTACGATAGCAAGAGGCATGTGCTGCCCTTGCTAATCCTCATCCTTCCACTCCTGGCGCTCGTGATCTTTGCCGACCCGGTTTGGCTCCAGGATACGCTCCACGTCGTCATGACAGCCATTCCCAGGATAGGCGTCCTCGTAGCTGGCTGGTTGCTCATAATGACGTTCGTCTTCCCAAAGCTTGGCCTTCAGAACAGGATCAAAGATGACCCGCTTGCCGTTGCTGTTTTTGCTGGCTTGCTTCTCCTCAGTATTGCCATCACGCTTTGAGGCCCGGTTCGCTTTTCGCTGGGATGCTCACCTCAGAGCCTGCGTCGATTCCGTTTACGGTATCACGGACAACCGGGCTCTCGATCGGCTCGCGCAGCTTTATTGTGAGAGCGCTTTCAATCCTCGAGCGGTGTCCGATTATGGCGGATGGAAGAAGGCGAAGCTCGACACCCTGACGGCACTTCTCACGGGCAAAGGGGCCGGCGGCCTTGCTCAGTTCATCTGGCAGACGGCGAAGCGATACGGTGCTGATTCTGTCCAGATGCTCTTCGATCCGCTCTGGTCGATCAAAGCCGAGTGCCGATATATGAAGGGCATCTCTCGATATCTCGCAACGACGCGCAACCCCAAGGCTCGGCGTGCTCTCATGATCGATCGGAAGTTCGGGGAGCTCTGCGCAACGGCTGGCTACAACACCGGAGAAGGCAGGATCAGGGACAGGCTCAACAGGTATGGAGCAAACTGGCAGAGTATCGGTTCTTCAATCTTACCCGAGCCGAGGCTCTACGCTGAAAAAATAGCCCTGGTTAGCACACAGATGCGCTTAGAGGCGCGTTGGAGGGCTCTGCTATGAAACCGTCAACGCTGTTCTTTTTGATCGCCTCACTTCTTCTCGCACTCGTTGCCGGAGCGTACCTCTGGCGCAGCGTCTTCTCCAGGTCGAGCACCGTCACGGTGACGCGCTGGCTCGATCGGCCGGTTGTGGTCCCGCCGAAGATTATCACACTCCAGGGGAAGCTGGTCCTAGTCGCCGATACCTCCCGTCGGGCCCGGGAGGATAGTCTCATCGCCGAACTCAAGCACCGGGACCGGCTCGATTCTCTCGCTCGCTGGCGCGGTCAGAGCTTCTCCGCAACATTCCCCGATACCGTCGAGGCAAAGGATTCGCTTGGCACGTTCTACCTGCGCGAGGTCCACAAGATCGACGTGGATGGGTCGACACAGAAGATCACGAAGGCCACCTCATATTACGACGGCAAGTTTCGAATCGCCTACACGAAGACGACTGAGACGGTCTACGAGATCGACTGGCTCGTCACGGTGGGCGCAGCGCTCGTGGCCGTTCTCATCGCCCTTTTTGCCCTCAAATGACTGTAAGTGATTTGTAAGTAACCGGGGCAGAATGTGCGTTTTGTGTGATTCATGGACGAGCGGAACTTGCGTTTCTGCATAAAATCTAGCATATTCTACCACGTTTCATAGGTTCAAGTCCTGCCCCCGCTACTACTTTTCCTTAATAAAAACCCTGATTTTCGCTTGCTGTAAGTGATATGCAAGCGGCTTTCAGGGTTTCTTCTTTTTACGGGGGAGATGGAGGAGGTTCATGTCGCTCCGGATGGACGCACTGACGGGGTGAGTATACTTGAGGGTGGTAGCGTAGCTGGAGTGTCCCATAAGCTCCTGCAGGTTGCGCTGTGCGGCCCCGTGGCTGCCTAACCAGGTGCCGAAGGTGTGACGGAGAGAGTGGATCCGGACGTTGCGTTTGAGGCCCGTCTTTGCGACGGCCCGTTTGAAGCGGTTGTAGAGTGCGCTCCCGGTGAGTGGTATCAGCCTGCCGTCATTTCCTGCCCGTTTTATCAGCCTTTTCAGCACGCCCCGCAGCTCATCACTGATCGGGATCGCCCGGTAATTCGATTGTTTGAACTGACGGATTTTGAGGATCCGGCTGCTGAAGTCGATATCACCCCTCTGCACCTGCAGGCCCTCTTCCCGCCGGCAGCCGGTGAGGATGTAGAAGTCGATGATCTCGCGGAGGAATGGATCCTTGATTCCGGCGTGCAGTGCCCGGTAGTCATCCTCAGAGAGATTGTCCGGCGGCCGCTTCTCTACCTTTGGTTTGGCCACCTTCGCACACGGATTGCCCCCAGCATAGCCCTCCTTTACAGCCCAGGCGAACAGTGTCGAGAACGTTGTAAGATCGTTCCGGATCGACTTCTCCTGGACTCCCTTCTGGCGCCGGAACCTGACATAGTCTTCGAGCAGAGCTGGAGTGATCTTGGAGAGCCTCAAATCCCTGCCGAGGAAGCCCCCCAGGGCGTTGAACGCGAGGGTGTAGGTCCTCACAGTCCCGGGGCGCATCGAGCCTGCCTGCTTGTGGCGCAGGAACAGTCCGACAGCCTCTGACCAGGCGACGGACTTCACGGGTCCGGGCTTGATGCCATAGCTTCCCAGCAGCAGGTCGTTCTCTTCTTTCGCGCGTATCACCTCGGCAATCCGGGAGTTCTCCGTGCGGAGAGACTTCGCCGGGCGTCCCAGGTGAGCCGCATAGGAGAGATACCAGATACGCTTTCTTTTGTACTTCCAGACAAGTCCCATGTCAGTTGGGGGGATGCTCCCTGTCGTACTCTTCGAGGGTAAGCTCTTTGATGAGTTCTGGTTGCTTTGAACCGGAGAATTCGACATACATCCGGACGTTTGTAGCAGGGAACGGCAGCCCACAAGCGGGGCAGTTCAGCATCCGCACAGCGAATACGCCAGTGTCTTCGGTCTCGGTTTCCCGGCCGCAAAGATGCATGCCGACGTAGGACATGCGGATCTCGAAGGCGAAGCCCTGAAGGTGTTTGGAGGGGAGCATGGGGAATTAGTTCGCTTTCATCCGCTGACGGAGAGCTGCTTCATCCATAGCCTTTGGCTCTTCAAGAACGGTATAGATGACCCTTTGTCCATCAGCAGATTCAATGCGGATCTTGAAGTCCGCATATCCAATGATCTTTGATTGTTTAAGGTCGTAGGTGACATCAAGAAAGAACGCTGGTTTTGGGAATACCAGCGAGCCAAGCCAGGTGAATTCCGCCATATCAAACTCTCTGTAAACGCACTGCATTTTCTCCTCAACTACCCCCTTGTAGATCAGCTCCTTCAGATACCCCGTCGGACGATTAACATCCTCAATCGACCGGAAGACGATCTTTGTTTCTTTCAAAATCGGCTCATTGTAACCGCTCTTATAAACCTGTTGGCGGGATGCCGGATCAGGCTTTCGCACTCCGATGGCCCATCGCACAATCGGATTACCCACAGATGCTTCAACGCTCTTCCCGACTTCGTACTGTTTCATCAGAAACGGCACGGGAGAGGAACAGCCACTCGTCACCCCCAGGAATAAAATTGGAATAATTCTACCGAGCTTCTTCATGGTTGCCTCCTTATGTCCTCTTTCGTTTCCCCCGAAACCGGGCCTGCTTCTCCCCTACAGCAACAGCCGTTTCAACGAAAGTCTGATAAGCAACAGGCCCAAGTGCACGCTTTAACTTCTCGCGGTCACTGATGCACTGATCCAAATCGGCTGCTGTCCGGATCCCCCGATCCCTGAGCAGCTCCAGCATTTGTTGATCGTCCGCGCTGAGTGTCGGCTTTTCTTCCTTCTCTCCGGTCATCAGCCACTTCAAATCGCATCCTAATTCCCTGAGCTTGGCCTGCATCTTATTGCCTGGCACGCGGTCACCCACGAGATAATTCCGCAACGCTCCAGGATCCATTTCTAACGCCTCCGCATATCTTGTCATCCAGCCCCATGCCGTCCCAAATCTGGCCTGACCAAACTCCTTGAATCTGCTAGCTATTTGGGCGTTGCTAGGCATGGAAGATTAATAATGTTCTTTTGGACAGATTTCTCTTGACAAATATGTTCAAATGTATTATACTCTCCCATCACGAAAACCGATTTACGGGGTAAAGCGATGGACACCAAGACAAGCGAAAATAGCTCAAAAGCCGGGGAAAGTCAACCTGTGGATGACGGCCTGCAGGTGCGCATCCGGATCATCATGATGAAGCGCCTTCCGGGCTTCCGATTCCTTGACCAGCAGTATCTCGCCAAGAAGCTCAGGCGCAGCGAGACGGCGATCAGCCTCGCGCTCGCTGGCAAGCGGTCTCAGCTTCTGGCCCGGATCATCCGTCATCTGGATTGGCTCGAACGCAAGGATATGGAGAAGAAGGCCGCCTAAGCAAGATAGCAAACCTGTCCCGCACCGGTTGCACAACAAAGGAAACGCCCGTGCATTCCTTCAACACCGAAACTGAACGCCTCGCCGAAGACTTCAAAACCAGCTGTCTTCAGGTAGCCACAGAGCTTGGCATCACCCAACAACAGATTGCCGATTCCACCGGCTTCAATCATGGCACGATCAGCCGCTGGTTCTCGGCTGGCTACTTCCACTTCCCGGCCTTCCTTGTGCCGCTGCTGAACACGGAGCAGCTCCGCCCCCTGGCGAAGGCAATGCTGGAGTTCCAGGCTCACCGTCTGGGGTACATACTCACCCGCTCGGCCTGTCCTCAGAAGCTCAATCAGTCCATCGAAGACGAAGCAAACGAGATCGTGATCGCGCTCGGCAAGGCGATCGATACAGCCCGCACCTGCCCCTCGAAGAAGTCTCTGATGATGAAGGCCCTCGATGCGATCATTGAGGCTGCTCAGCGCGCGAAGATGGAGGTCGAGAGAATCTGATGGACGCCCCAAAACTCCTATCGCCAAAGTCTATCGCAAAGCTGCTCGATTGCTCACTCTCGATGTTTTATCGGGACGTCAAGGAGAAGAACTTTCCAGCGCCGGATGTGAAGCTGTGGGGCGACAGCACACGCGGCTTCCGTTGGCACGCAGATACGGTTCGGGGGTTCATCATCTGCAAGCAAGTGCGCCGATCATACGCTGTCGATGAAGATGCAGAAGCCCCGCCGTTCGTTCCGATCGATGTCGAGAAGATACTCAAACTCAACAGGAGGAAGGTCGCATGAAACATGCATACGTACGCAACTACAAAGTGCCATGGTCGCACTTCCGCGTCTGGATCTGGAGGGAGTCAACCCTCGTCACGTTCGCACTCGGATTTGGCCAGCAACGGTTCACGCTCAACTTCCCCAGGTGAACCAGGTGTCGATTATATCCGACCGTCGGGATTACCATTCGGTCTTTGTTCGTAACGGCATCGACGTTGTGGAACTCGTGGGTACGCATCCCTGGCGGACGCTGTTCAAGGCTGTGATGATCGTACAATTCAGGCAACTCAGAAGGAGGATCCATGCAGAGAGGAAAGAGAACAAGCCGATTCCCCATGCCGCTTTTACTGCGGGTCATCGATTTAGCGTATCGCATTCAGGCAACCTCTACACGCTTCCGCCACCAGGTAGAAACTGTCCATGCTGCATTGTCCCGATCAGCAGCAGCATTCCGCTTAAGGGCGCGGCAATGGACCAACTCCGAGGCGCGAAGCCGCCGAAAGCGCATCAGGGCCGAAGAGGAACGGCGACGACTGATGAGAATCGGCCGCCGACTGACACGCACGATTTGAATTTCCCAGCCTGAGCTGTTCCTCCCTCGCGGGGCCGTCCTCACGGTGCGGGCGGTCCCGCCGGCTGGGGTCAAGAGTCTAGCACCACATCAGGAAGACACGGAAGAATGAAGACTCGGAACGATCTGACGGGACGGCGATTCGGAAGGCTAACTGCAATCAGATTTTCGCACACAGACGCAAATCGGAAAGCATACTACGATTGCGCTTGTGACTGCGGAGCGACGAAGCTCATTCGGAAGGAAAGCCTCGTCAGCGGACATACGAAGAGTTGTGGATGTCTTCTCGTTGATTCGAGTCGTGAACGCCTCGGCAAGATCGCGCGCACCCATGGGCTTCGCCACACAGCAGAATATGAAGTCTGGGCGACGATGAAACAGCGGTGCTCGAATCCGAACTCGCCGAAATATAGGGACTACGGTGGTCGTGGAATCAAGGTGTGCGAACGCTGGCTCAACAGCTTCGAGAACTTCCTAGCCGACATGGGACGCCGACCCGGGGCGGGCTTCTCGATCGATCGAATCGATAACGACGGAGACTATGAGCCGGGAAACTGTCGCTGGGCAACCGCAAGTGAACAGGCGAACAACCGGAGGACCAGAAAAGCTTCTTAACACGCGCTTCATCAGGATCAAATAATCTCTAGGAGGAGATAAAATCATGGGTCAGCCTACAAATCTACCGGCAACTCTGCCGAACCTGCCGACGGTCAAGTCGCAGGATCAATTGAAGCAAGCGCTTCAGCTCTTCGATTCCACGAAGTTCAATATCCTCGTTCCCGCCGCAATGAACTTCAGCTCGCCGATGCACAAGGTGGCCTTCGAACTCGTCTTCATCAACCCCGAAGTGGATGCAAAGAACAACGGCCCGGATATCTACAGCACGGACGGCGGGAAGACGTTCACCTTTCACGCCAAGGCCGCGAACAAGATCGCCGGAGCTGCCGGGATTAACTGGAACGATTCGAAAGCAGAAGAGGTCCAGTACGATACCGGCGGGCGTGTGAACACCGTGCAACATCAGGTAATGTGGTCTATCAAGCGCCCAAACGGAACAACGCGAAGCGGAGTGACCACCGGGAGTTATAACTACGCCGAGGACTCTGCACGCTTTGGAAAAGCTCAGGCAGATTCACGCCGACACTTCGCCCTCCAGCTTGCCGAATCGAATGCAAAATACCGGGCCATCTTTGACGCCCTCGAAATGTTGCCGCGGCAGTTGAAGCGCGAGGACTTCGCCAAGCCTTTCGTTGTCCCCTGCATTATTGAGGACATCTCGGACATGATCAAGGACGATCCCGAGATGAAGCGCATGGTCGTCGCTCACTCGCTGGGAATCACTGATCAGATCTACGGTCCTCAGACTCAGCAGCGGGAGGCGAAGGTAGACCCGAACCTCATCCAGGGTGCACGGGCCGAGGTAGTGGATGATCCGAAGCCTGGCGTGACCGTTGCCGCTGGCGGTGAGCTGAAGTTCGATCTGAAAACCGAGACGGGCTACAAGGATAGCTGGGCCCTCAAGTCCACCGACGAGCGAGATGCTGAGCTGAAGCGGCTGCTCACAGTGAAAGCGGTTGAGTTTCCCGCCGGCACGATCTTCGGAGAATTGGCGGTCGCTCGCCAGGTGGATGCTCTGTGGTACTACAACGGTCTGCCGGCGCCGGATAAGAAGGCGCCGTTCCCCTGGGAGAAGGGAGGACAAGCCTGATGCGAGTCCTACATTTTGGCGATGCCCACTTTGAGAAGGACAAGATCGACAAGTGCCGGGCGTCGGCCAACTTCATCGTCGATCAGGCCACGGAACTCAAGCCCGACCTGATCGTCAACGCCGGCGACACGTTCAACCGGCTGCAGTCACTGAATGACAAGAGCGCAATCTCCCTGGCGAAGTCGTTCATCATGCGGCTCGCTGACGTTGCTCCGGTCGTTATCATCAAGGGCAACGAGAGTCACGATGCGCGGGGATGTCTGGAGGTCTTCACCGCCCTGGACACGAAGCACCCGGTCTATGTCACCGAGGGCTGTGAGACGGTCGGATTCTTTAATGTCGATGGTCACCGCTGGTTCGATAGTATCGCCGGGGACGCGACAGACTGCAACCTCGTTCTCCACCTCTTCAGCTACCCGGAGAAAGCCTGGTTCCTCCGGGACAAGCCGAACGCATCGATCGACGAATCGAACCTCCTCATCCAGACAGCTATCAAGCAGATCTTCACCGGCTTCGGGGCGATCTCGATGGACTCCAAGTGTCCCGTAATCCTCGTTGGGCACGGCAACATCTCAGGCTCGAAACTCTGCAGCGGTCAGGAGCTTGTCTCTCAGGACATTATGCTCTCCAAGCATGACCTCGCGCTCGCTCGCGCGGACGTGCAATGCTGGGGACACATCCACGAGTGCCAGGAGTTCATGCCACACGGTTGGTACTCCGGATCCACCTTCCACAACAACTGGGGAGAGGTGACGCCAAGGTTCGTTCTCCTTCATGAAGTGAACCGGGAAGCCTGTGTGACGACGAAGATTCAGATTCCGTCGAGGGCGCTGGCGCTCATAGAGACGGCTATAGCCGACGGTCCCGCCCTTGAACTGCTTGAACGCAGGGTTGATCTCGCCGAGATTGCCGACGCAGCGGTTCGCATTCGCGTGCATGGAACAAAGGAACGGCAACTCACCTTGACCGACGATCAAGTTGAGGGATTCTTCCCCGGCGCCTTCTCCTACCAGATCGAGCGCATCACAACCCCGACCGAGCGCACCCGGTCCGCCGAGATCACTAAAGCCAAGACGCTCACCGAGAAGGTTGTCGAGTGGGGAGCGGTCACTAACCAGGAAATCAAGCCCGACGTGCTCACGCTCGCCGGCGATGTCGAAAGGAGCGTCACGTTATGAACGAGTTGCAAACAAAATTCGTCGCCCAGGCCAAGAAGCTCGAGGACCTCGCACGCCAGATCAAGCAGGCCAATCAGGACCTCTACAACGCCATGCGGGATTTGCCTTTGGGAGAGATGTTTCAGGATCCCGCTGACGGCGTTGTCTACCAGGTCATCATCCCGAGCGGCACATTCGTTGAGTACAAGGCGCTCGGCTACATCCGCACGAAAAAAGAAGGGGAGACGAAGGGCTCGCTCTCGATGAAGGAAGCTGAGGCGGCCGGGTTTGTCCTCGGAGGGCCGAAGGCATGAAGCCACTCAGTCTGAAACTACGTGGGGCCGTCGGGATTCACGACGGCCTCGGACTGGACGATGTCTCGATCGACTTCGGGGGATTCCAATCCGGACTCATCGCGCTCGTCGGCCCAAACGGCTCGGGGAAGACGACGATCCTCGAGAACCTCCACCCGTACCTGCAGCTGGCGAGCCGTGAGGGTTCGCTCTCCAATCACTTCCGGCTCCGGGATTCCTACCGGGACTTCACGTTCGAGCTCGCCGGACACGTCTATCGATCCTACATCCTCATCGATGCGAAGACAGCGAAGACCGAAGCCTATCTCTATCGTGATGGCACGCCGCTGTCGGACGGCAAGGTCAACACCTACAAAGCCGAAATCGAGAAGCTGCTGGGCTCTCCGGAGCTCTTCTTCCGCAGTATCTTCTCCTGTCAGAACGCCGAGAGCATTACCTCCCTCACGGCCGGGAAGAGAAAGGAGCTCTTCCTCGAGCTGCTGGGGCTGCAGCGGTATGATCTCTATGCCGAGCACTGCAAGGTCCAGGCAGATGAAGTGGAAAAGGATATCGCCGGCCGACGTGGAAGGCTCGAGCAGATCGCCGCGCAGACCTCACGGGAGGCGGTTGTCGTCTCTGAGCTGGAGAACTGCCGGAAGGAACTCGCAGTCGTTGAGGCGGACATAAAGATCGGGGAGACCCAGGTCAAGCTCAGGAGTGAGGAGATCGCCAACCGTGAATCCCGGGTTGCGGAGGACAAGGCGAAGCACACCATGGTGCATGACCTGGGGAACGAGGTGAGCGTACTCGAAGCCAAGAAGTGGAAGCTCGACAAGGACCACAAAGAGCAGCTGGAGAAACTCGGGCTGTCGAAGAAGGCTATCGAGGAGGAGATCAAGCGGAAGCAGCAGATCGTCGATCATAAGCACGAGATCGAGCAGAGCGTCATCCGGTTGCAGACTCTTCGACTGGAACTCAAGGATATCAACGAGCGCCGCGAGCAGGTCCTAGCGATCGAGCGGGAGCAGGAGAAGGGCCGGGAGAAATATCAAACCGCCCTCTCCGATTACAAGTTGGCCTGCGTTGCGATTGCCAACGAGCAGTCGGGACTCGAGCGGGAAAAGAAAAACCTGATTGAGCGATTCGAGAGCGATCTCCTCGTTTGCAGGCGCGAGCTGATGGAGGCACAACGCACGGCCGCTCTCGTCTCGGAGGTCCCTTGCAACACGGTTCCGGGACTGCCAGACCGCTGCAAGTTGTTATCTACGGCAATCAACGCGAAGAATCTGATTAGAAGTATTGAGCTCAGAATGGGCGAATTGGGGGACCATGATTATCGATGGAGTAATGGACTCGGTGCTCTGGCAGCTCAGTATGAGACGAGTCGAACTCGGGCAGCGGAGCTAGTCGAACCCACAAACCACGTTGACGATCAGTTCGCCGGGCGCATTGCTTCTGTCGGCTTTGACCCCGCCAGACACCTCACCGTCTGCAAAGAGATCCAGACCCTCGAGGCGAAGAAGTGGGAGAGCCTGCTCGAGGAGCTCCGGGTTGCTGAGGCAACGATCGAGGAGAAGCAGAAGGCTATCGCTGAGATCGCCGCCCGGGTGATAGAGACCGGCAACAAGCACCACATCGATGCGTTCAATCTCGGCCTCGAGGCCACGGAGAAGCGTGCGAAGTGGGAAGAGATCAAGGCAACACTCCTCGCGCCTGAGTTCTACGAACAGCTCCAGGTGCTCAGGAATGCAATCGTCATCGCCCAGGCTGAGCTGAAGGCTCTCACGGACAAGCGCTCGGGCATCGTCGGCGATATTCAGTTCCGCCAGGAGATGCTGAAGCAGCTGGATGAGGCAGAGGCGGAAGCCCGATCGATCACGGCCGACCTGCAGAAGATTCTCTCGCAGCTCGAAAACTGGCGGCTCCTGCAGCGGGCCTGCTCTAAGGACGGGATCCCGGCATTGGAGCTCGATGCGGCCGGTCCTGCCGTCTCACGCATCGCCAACGAGCTCCTGGCCTCGACGTTCGGCACCCGCTTCCAGATCTCATTCGAGACGACGAAGATGTCGAAGGACAACAAGAAACAGCTGGAGACATTCGAGATCCGGGTCTACGGCGCCGACGGCGAGAAACGGATCGAGGATCTGAGTGGTGGGGAGAGAGTATGGATTGAGAAGGCCATCCAGGAAGCGATCGCAATCTACCTGAGTGAGAAGTCCGGGAAGGAGTACCTCACGAGCTACGCCGACGAATCCGACGGCGCCCTTGATCCGGACAACAAGCAGCACTTCCTCGATATGCTCCGGGAGTCGTTCAAGCTCGGACGCCGGCACTATACGTTCGTCATCACGCAGACGCCGGAGATCTGGGGGCAGATACAGCAACGCGTTCACCTTGTGCCGGCTGAGGGTAGACTGGAATTCGTGTACTAACCGTTGCGGTTGCTGTGGCGGAAGCGTCGTCAGTGGACGGCGAACTAAAGACGCGAATGCTGCGTGAGTGAATGACAGCTCCGGTATGCAAGCGACTGTCTCGAAAACTCTCAGGATGTTAGGGGCGCGACTCGAAGCATCTGAGACGATAGCTCTTACTAAGCAGTGTTCAAGGTTCAGTGGCGCATACTTGCAAGGGCGAACGAAAAACCACTGAGTGCAGGTATCGAATCCTGCCAGCGACCGCATTCATTTTTGACCGGAACATTGATGGGCGCATTTCTCACAGAGCGCGTGCTGAAGGTCAGGGGCGGGAAGATCGAGTGTCCCGTCTACGCCGACGATGGCACGCAGGTCTTCGTCACGGTCGAGACGGTCCCAAAGAAACGCACACTGAAGGCCAACCGCTACTATTTCGGTGCGAAGGTGCGCAAGATTTCGGAGATGACCGGGATGAAGGTTCCGGACGTGCACGAATCACTGAAGGTCGCATTCAATCCGAAAGAGATACCGAACCTTCTGACCGGGGAGATGGTGACGATCGGCGGCAGTACGCGGGAGATGACAAGCGAGGAGTTCAAAGTGTTCTCTGACAAGGCGGATGAAGTTCTGGAGTTCCTCAACGCCAAATTCCCAACGCAAGAAGAATACTGGAAACGACTAGAGGAGAACCATGGACACTGAGCTTGTGCTGAAGGTTATTCTGAAAAAGCATTTCAACATCGAACCGGAGCGCGTCACGCGAGAGACGAAGGTCGAGGAAGACCTGGGACTGGACGCGGTGGAACAATCAGAGCTTCAGGAGTTGCTGGAGACGGAACTGCGAATCACTTTCAGTCCCTACGAGTGTGATAACATGGCGACGATTGGGGATTACCTTTTCGCAATCGAGAGGCAGCAATGAAGCGCATAGTGGCAAACGCTGTAAAAAACTCTCAGCAACGGCCCCTGTTCGATCCAAACGCCTCCATCCGGGCAGAGTATCGCCGGAGACTCCGGCCCCTCTTATGGCGTTTACGGCACGAACGGCCATTGAGGCTAATCGCCAGGAAGCTCGGGATTTCTCACACGGCGCTGGCCTATATCCGGGACAATCCGGAGCGGCCGGTGACAAGAAAAACCATGCTCAAAATCATACGCGCAACGGCCAAGCAACGGCGAAAGCACGCGCCCGAAGCATTGAGCTGGGCGATGACGTCACGATGTCTAGTAATCTAGGAGGACAGGTCATGAAGGAAGAAGTGCAGGTCGTAGCGATCGACAAGATCGACAAATCGAAAACAAACCCGCGGCAGTTCTTCGACCCCGCGGCAATGAAGGATCTCACCGAGAGCATAGCATCCCGTGGGATCGAGGATCCGCTCAAGCTCCGGCCGAAGGGTGACCGGTATGAATTGGTGGACGGTGAACGCCGGCTTCTCGCGGCCAAGGCTGCCGGGGCGAAAGAGGTCCCTGCGATCGTCCGGCCGTACACGGACGAGGAGGCAGTCGAGGTCCAGCTCATCTCGTTCACGCAGCGGGTTGACATCCATCCGCTCGATGAGGCCGAGGCGTACGCTCAGCTCCAAGCGAAGCATTTTGTCATTGAGGAGATTGCGAAGAAGGTGGGGAAGGAGCGGTCCTACATCGCCAAGCGGCTCCAGCTCGTGACACTGATTGAGCCGGCGAAGAAGGCATTCAGGGAGAACAGGATCTTCCTGGGGCATGCCATCCTGATCGCACGGCTGCAGCCGAAGGACCAGGAGAAGGCGCTGGATGAGGCGATTGAAATGTCGGGAGAGTCCGACATGCCGATCAGCGTTGAATCTCTCGCCCAGTTCATCCGGCAGGAATTCGAGCTCGATCTGCGGAAAGCCTCCTTCGACAAGAAGAACTCGCTCCTTGTCGAAGATGCCGGCAGCTGCACGAATTGCCCGAAGCGCTCCGGGTACAACAAAGACCTCTTCAACGACATCACGGCGGCCGATCACTGCATGGATCCCGGATGCTTCGAGGCGAAGATGGGGGCGCACATCCAGATTCGCCTGGCTCAGTTGAAGGGTAAGGGCGAGACGGTTGTCCTGATCACTCCCGAGCTGCGCAAGCCGGAGGGGTACCCGGAGAGCATTACGACCCGGAGCTATTCTGTGGTGAAGGCTGGATCGTGCGGGTACACGAAGGCCGGCCTGGTAGTGGGGGGCCCGAGCCGTGGAAAGGTGGAGACGATCTGCAATGAGAAGACCTGCACGAAGCACGGGGGGAGGAATCCGCGCAGCGTCTCAAGCACGCCCAGCAAACCGAAATCTCCGGAGGCGCAGGAGAAGGAGCGGCTGAAGAAGATCAAGGATGACATCGACCGGGATGTGGACGAGAAACTTCAAGATGCGCTGCTCCCCTTGATTGCAAAAGCACTCCCCGATCGACTGCGCCGGCAAGATCTTGAGCACGTTCAGAGGATGGCTGTTGGCGCTCTCTGGGGGAAATATGAGAAGAATATTCTGAAGATCATCGGGGTGAAGGGGGACCTGAGGAAATGGAGCGACAAGCAGCTCGCCAAAGTGACCATGCTCCTTCTTATCGGCGATCGTATCGAAAACGGCTACGAGCAAAACGCTGCCATCATCGAGGCGAAGAAACTCGGGATCGACGCGCCCTCGATCGAGAAGGGCATACGTGCCGAGGTGGAGAAGCTGTATGCGGAGGAGTTGAAATCCAAGCTTCAGAGGGCGGATGGGCCCACGAAGGACGTATGCCGGATCTGCAACTGCACGCCAACGAGTGCATGCGTTCTTACGGGCGGTCTCACCTGCGCTTGGACTGACAAGACTCACACGCTTTGCAACAATCCGAAATGCCTGGCGGCCGATAGGAAGGCGAAGAAACCTGCCAAGAAGAAATCGAAGAAGTAGATCCAGGGCGCCGTGGATGAAATGGCACAATCGCCGGGAGAGTGCACGTCTCGCCGGAACTTGCTGGTTCGAGTCCAGCCGGCGCTGCAACTGATCAACGAGTCAGGAGCCAACCCATGATTGAACTCGTAACAGAAGGCAAGCCCGGCAAATCCGTCGATCCATCGACGGCGGCCAACCTGGAAGCCCGGGCCCGGTATGCGAAGCTACACCTCAAGGTCCTCCGGCTGATCATCCGTCACCGCAACGGCGCCCACATCAAGGGCGAGAAGATCGGAGAGCTCTACAGTATTCATCCCCGGGTTGTGGCTGAGATCGTCGGTCACCTGCGGCGCTCCGGGTTCTGTGTGTGCTCGGGCGACGAGGGGTACTGTTACGCCGACACGCTGGAGCAGTGGATGGAAGACCTGGAGAAGGAGAAGGGCCGGGGAATCTCCATCCTCGGCCGGGTGAGCGAGTCCCGTGAGAACACAGTCAACACGCCGGAGATCTTCGACGAACCGCAATCCGAAAAGGCAGCGTAAATGCCAGATCTGAATCTCGACCTCGATTACTTCGAACATCCAAAAACGAAACGACTCATCGGCCTGCTGGGGAAAGGGGCAGAAGTGCTGCCAATCAAGTTATGGGCTTACTGTGGAAAGTACCACAAGGAGCACGGCAGGCTTACCGGCTATTCTACCCAGGAGATTGAGTCAATCGTCGGATGGTGGGGTGATCCGGGCGTGTTCGTCGCGGCAATGGTGAAGGTGAGCCTCCTGGACGAGGAGGCTGGAGACTATGCCTGCCACAACTGGGCGAAGCGGAACGGGCACCTGGAGGCCCTGAGCGAGAAGAACCGTGCCGCCGCCAATGCCCGGTGGAACAAGCTGAGGAAGCAGCGGCTTGAAGGGATGCAGACCGATGCACCTGGCATGCCACAGGCATCGGTTGTGCATCCGCCAGGTATGCCCCAACCAACCAACCAACCTGCCAACCAACCAACCGACCAGAAGCAACAGCCCGGCGAGGCGCCACGGACACAACCGCCATCGTGTAAGGACCTTGCTGAGGGCAAGATGAACATGGAAACCTTCATCCGGGTGTGGTGGGGGGCTAAGGAGGGGAATCTCTCCTACCCCGTGCTTGTCCAGTTCGTCCAGCTCGCCCGGGTTCACGGCGATGCTGCTGTGGGAGAGGCGATCATCCAGGCCGCCAATCAGAACGTGAGGAGGCTCTCGTACGTCCGGGGCATTCTCACGCCGAAGGCGAAGGAACAATCGAGGCAGTCCTCCGCACCGAGAACGGGGGAGGCGATGCCCGTCGGCCAGCTAATGGGGAAGGTGATGAAATTCCCGTGCGAAGATCATCCGGAGATCCTCGTTGCCGAGGGTGAGCAGTGTCCGAAGTGCTATCCGAAGTGCGAGAAGTGCGGGGAGTACCACTGGACGGGAGAGACGTGCGAGGAGTGGAAGACGAGGATGCCTGAAATCAGAAAACTAGCCCAGCAGTAAACAATTCAGTCAACTTTCGAAGGAGGATTTCAAATGCGTCCACAGACAATACTCCGCTCGCTGTCACGGAAACTGAGCGAGGAGCAACTGATCAAGATCGGTTCTGAAATGGCCGACGTCATCAACAAGATCGAGGAGATCGAAGTTGCCAAGAAGCGCGTGACTCCGCTTCGGGAAGAGCTTACGCTCCTCGGCAGTAAATATGCCAACGGAGCCGAGGTGGTAGAGATGGAGTGCACCGTTCATTACAACACTCCGGAGGCCGGCAAGAAAACCATCATCAGGCCCGACACCGGGGAGACGGTCGAGGTCGTTGATATATCGAAGGACGACCTGCAGGAGGATCTGGAGTTCTCAGACGCAGATGTGGTGGATGAGACGAAGCAGCTCGAAGGCCACAACGATCTCGCAATCCCGGAGAACCCACGCAATGCCGCTTAGACGGGTTTGCGATCGGTGTGAACCGGAGAGTCCCGAGCTGGCAGTGGCGTCAGCTCGGGCCAGCCTCGATATGATCCTCGCCAACACCCGTCACCTGCTCAAGGTCCGCAAAGGCGCGGAGAAACTGAAGGCCGCCCAGGACTTCGATGCGATGCTGAAGCGGGGTGAGGATCTGACGCCCGGGCAGCTCTCCTACATCGACGGCATCCTGGAGGCGGTATGGGACGGCGCCGGCTATGAGTCGGTGAACGTCCATCACGACAAACCAAGATTCAGCATGAGGAATCCGAAGTAAGGAGGAGATCGGTAATGAGAATCAAGAACTACACATCCGATGTTCCGGTCGAGCGGAGTATAGCGCTCATCGAGCACGAACTCGTACGGGCCAAGGCAACGCACATCGCCAAATGGTACGATGCCGACGGCAAGGTCGAAGGTCTGATGTTTCAGATCAACCTGCCAGCAACGAAAGCGGGAGCGAAGTAATGAAAAAAATACCTGCGCACCAATGGACCAATGAGAATGGGGAGGTGTTGATCCTCCGGTTCTCGGACAAAAACGGCAAGTCATATAATGGCTTTCAACATCCCATGACTGTGGGAGAATCGGTCGTCGAGCCGAAATGGAATGAGGCTGCGGTTTGCGGTGGTGGCATCCACGGCTGGCCGTGGGGTATTGGATTGGGTGAAGGCAAGGAGTGTGAGTGGGAGTCGCTCTGGCAAGTGTACGGAGCAAAACCGGAAGAGGTCGTTGGGGAGATCGAAGGCGGCCAGAAGTGCAAATTCAAAACCGGCACGCTGCGCTTCCTCGGAAAATGGGACGAAGCGATGAAGTTCATTCTCTCGGGCCAAATCAAATGGGTCGAGCAGTGGGCTGGAGAAAAACATGCGACGGGCGACAGGTCCGCCAGTTCAGCGACGGGCTACAGGTCCGCCAGTTCAGCGACGGGCTACAGGTCCGCCAGTTCAGCGACGGGCAACAGTTCCGCCAGTTCAGCGACGGGCGACAGTTCCGCCAGTTCAGCGACGGGCGACAGTTCCGCCAGTTCAGCGACGGGCTACAGTTCCGCCAGTTCAGCGACGGGCGACAGGTCCGCCAGTTCAGCGACGGGCTACAGGTCCGCCAGTTCAGCGACGGGCGACAGGTCC